GCATAGGACCAAAAGTCCAATCAAGGGTAAATCCCTTTAAAAAAGCCACAGAAAAACTTCTTGACAGAGTTCTTGCCTATGTTGCCGAGAATGGTTCCGGATCTTGGATTCCGTTCTTCAAATATAAGATCTCAGCAAAATTTTCATTCGATCATGGTCAGCCAATACCTGCAGCCCCGAAGGGCTTGGTTGGTGATCACCCTAGATGGATTCTAGGTGGACGATTTAAACATATGGAAATGCAAATGAAGATCGCGCGACAGCGCAGCCTTAGCTATAGCATATTAATGTGCAAGAAAGGTATGCCCCGCGCTGGCGAGGACTTAATCAAGGCAGCCGAAGCTGCAACCCTGGTAGCCTTAACTACTGAACCAGGACCACTCCCTGAACCTATCGTTTTAAAAGGTAGACGTGGGCGATTTATCGTCGACAAGGAGGAGATGGAAGCCGAGTTAAGGCGGACAGCTCGTGAAATGTTTGGTCATCTCGAATTTTCAATTGAAGAGATGGTTGAGCCATTTTTCCTTTCAACAAGTGCGAATTACATTCGTTCACGAGGAAAGATGGGCGCGGTTGGCGCCGTTTACGACATGTTCTTAAAAGATGCCGTTCGACAAGAGTTATTGGATTTTAAGTATCTTGAAGTTGAATGCACAGGGGAGCAGTCCCGTGCTTATGGAGCTCTCAATCAGAAAGAGCAAGAAGCATTGGATGAGGCCTTCGATAATGGGACCGAGTTGCCGTATGATACCATCGGGTGTCATATGGATAGTACCCGTTTCAAGAAGGCCTGGCGTGACCTATATTGGAAGATCTTTAAGACGGCCCTCACTGAGGAGCCATTGGTTGAGCCCGTTGGGCTCGCGGAGGCATTGAAAATTCGTGTTATATCGAAGGGCCCCGCTTTCTTATATTCAGCTCTCAAGCCATTACAAATTTGGCTATGGAAACAGTTAAAAGATAATTCTGTTTTCGAGTTGATTGGGAAACCAGTGACCGAGGAGACCATAAATTCGTGTATCGGTGACATCGGGCTTCATGCCGATGAAATCATCATTTCCGGTGACTATAAGTCATCCACGGATAAACTCCATTCTTGGACGTCCGAGTGTTCTGCTCGTGAGATCTCAAGGGTGTTGAGAGAGAATGGTCAATTCTCCCCGTTATTAGAGGAACTTCTAATAAGAAGTTTAACAGGCCATATCTTCATTGATGAAGATGGTTTTAAGTTCCCTCAGAAGGAGGGACAGCTCATGGGAAGCATAACCAGCTTCCCCTTTCTATGTTTAGCCAACGCAGCAATGTGTCGCTGGGCAATGGAAAAAGCAGATGGTGTTACCTATAGACTGTCAGACAAGCCAACAACCGTGAAAGGTCGTCTCGCACACCTCCGTGTTAACGGAGATGATTGTGTTTTTAGAGGCAAGAAGGACTTGTTAGTCAACATTTGGGAACAAATAACTGCATTTGGAGGACTCGAGACCTCGGTCGGTAAGACCTACTATTCAAATGATTTTTGCGTTATCAATAGCGTATTATATGATTTTTCGAGTAGTGGGATTCCTTATGTGAACCCTGAGTCGCTTCGTGAGAAGCTCGGATTAAAACCCCGTCTCTGGAAATGGACGGAGCGTAAGTATGTGAACTTAGGCCTACTCTACGGATTAAAGCGATCGACTATCGTCGATTCGACTATCGGTATTGAGTCATTAGGCACTATACACAATGCGCTTCATAAGAGCTGTCCCGACGAAATTTGGGACAAGGTTAGCCAGACCTTTTTATATAAACATGGTAATCTTCTTAGATCGTACAGTCTCCCTTGGTTCGTTCCTGAATGGGCCGGAGGGGTAGGGCTAGTACCCGGAGTAAAGGGGCTTTCAAAGCTCGACCGTCTCGCTGTCAGCGTCATTAAATATGACTGGCATGACAGTGTTTTTCGTCCACGACCAATAAGCCAAGCGGCTGAGTGGAAGATGCACAAACATGTGATGCAACGGTTGGGTCAAAATGGCTTGGGGGATGTCGAACATAAGTTCGTCACACCAAGCGGGAGCTCTGAGAAATATGATACAGAAGGTAACTATGCTAAGGTGTACAAATATGCTACAATAGAAACACTATTTACTTGCGATAAACGCGAGTTGTATGCCAAGGTCGGCTTAGCCGAGGAAGAGAGAGTGCGACAGTGCATTAGGCACAACGAGATGGTATGGGCTCGCGCGTGTGAACGCGCCAATAAATTAG